GACGCGAGGGTGTTGTTTCTTACCATTTTTAAGTCTTTTACCGGGCTTATAAGAAAGGATACGAATTTTACCTTTTGGTGTGTTGACAATGGAATCGGGAATATACTTTCTGGTCGTAGCCATGTTAGGCTCCTTTGGTGTAAGTTAAGAAGATGCACATACTCGCGTATGTGTTCAGACTATATCTTCACTCTCTAAAGAAGAGTGCTCCGCGCTTCGAGTCCGCTTAGACCCTACATAATAGTCGTTACACGTTCCCTCCGTTGAGGGCTTCGCTCGGTATTGTCTCCATGTTAGGAGAGTTCCACCGAATTCACGGAGTTTTAGGACGACGTTATGTTCATCGTCCGCAATGATCTCGTCGGCGCGTCCGCCCGTGATCTGCGAGAAGATGCCTTTCGACGTGACGCTCGGCGCATGGTCGGCACGGGCGGGGCCAACGTCGAACGAGAGCTTCGAGCACCGCTGGTCGGCGCGGGGGATGAGGCATTGAAGGATGGGGATTTCATTGATGAGCCTCATGCAGAACGTCGTGAAGTTGTCGGCGCGGTCTTTCGATGCGGACAGCACCATGAATTTGAGGTTGGGGTTCTGCCGGAGCCTCCAGACGACATAGGCCGCCGTAATCCACGACTTGCCCACGCCTCGGAAGGCTTCGATGATCTTTCGCCTCGGCCCATGCTGGAGGTACAGGGCGATGTCGAGCTGAATGGGGGTGGGGTCGGGAAGGTTCAGGTGCCGCCAGACAAGCGTGAGGAAGACCCGGAAGTCGGTCAGCTTCTCCGGCATTGGGGGGATGGAAGTCGGGGTGTTCGTAACAAAACCTCCAGTGGTGTGTGCTGTTGAAGAAAAAAATGCCCCGAAAAAAGAAACCCGACTATTGGGTCGGGAAAATTTCTTTCGGGGCTGTTTCGTCGTTTGAGAGGGGTGTGGCTGGTAGCTTATTTGAAATGTTGCGCTCTGGCTTTCATCCGTTCTCGGGCATCGGTGGAAATGTTTGGGCTTTTCCCCATTCGGAAGGGGTAGAGCGGACAAGGAGCGATGGGCCACTGATTGCCTCGGCAGGTAGGCACTTCACTGGGAACACCAGCGCAGCACTCCTCGACGCAAAATGTCCGGCAGGCTTTCAATGGGCGGTGGGGTGTTCCATCGGTAGGACGGATACCCATTCGGTAGGGCCAGAGCGGGCATTTTTCATGCTCGCAGGTTTTGATTATTTCGAGATTGTTTTTTTGCACTTTCCCATTCACGCAGAGGACACAGTGTTCCCGAATAGCTTTGAGGGCGGATGCCATACTCTTTTCCTCCAGCCATTGGCCTTTTGGATGGTGAAACACGCTTGAAAAAAGAAAACCCGACCAACGAGTCATACGCTCGAAGATCGGGTTCAAAATGGGGCGTGGTTGTAGGGGAGGTTAGTTGAGGAGGCTCACTTCATCTTTCGAGACATCCTCGAAGGTCGGAAGGTTCGCCACAAGATCCTGTACGTCGGGGTTCGCGGACCCGGCACAGTCGATGCCGTTGTCCTTGAGGAATTTGATCGCGGCGTTGATGTCCGCCGTAGAGACATCGCCGGACTGGAGCCGGGACGTAAGGAGCTTCGCCACGACGCCGTGAAGTTCCGCGAGTGCGGACTCGGATGCGCGGTTGTCGGATGGTGTCACTTTTAAAGTCCTCCTTCAAAAAAGGGGATTGCGTATTGGGTAGGCGTTAGATACAATTATAGGCGGCCTTCTCCCGCTGCGGTCGGCAGACAGTTGGGAAGGAGGTGCTTGTTGCCGAATGTGACTGAGAAGTTGCAGGACGCTGCTCTGGCGTGGCTCGTTGGGCTATGGCTTGAGCGTGCTTTGAGTCTGTTGCAGACTCTTATTTGGTAAAAAGGCGACCCCGACGGGCGGGGTATGCCTGTCGGGGTCAAATTCGTTGAGCTAATCCTCAAGCCAGCGAGAGAAGGCCTCGAAAAAAAAACGAACATCCAACTCTGCCGGGGGCAGGGGAGTGTTGGCGCACTTCCTTGCCCTTTTTTCTATATTTAGAATATACCAAAAGGAATACATTTGCAAGATTGCAAAAGTTGCAACTTGCTATAATTATTGAGTGTTGTTTGTATAACTGTTCGTTTTTACGAACATTTTGTGCGAACCTTCGCACACCACTTTATTTTTAATGATACACAGACAAATACTTTTTACCTCCTCAGTCACACACTCCCCTTCAAATAGTACCCCAACGCCGCTGACGTCAGGCACCAGACCACACGTTCGACCCACCTGTTCGCCCCCTTCCCCTGCGCCACATCCAGCTCCAGCTTTCGGAGGCGGATATCGATGCTCGTGATGTCTTCCTTGAAATGGGAAACCTGCTCGGAGAGGACGGCGTTGGAGAGGAGGAGTTCTTTCAGATCTTTGAGGGTGTCTTTGATTTCGACGATGGCGGTATTGAGGAGGGAGATGTCGGCTTCGTGGGCGCAGGGCGTTGCCATTTAGCCTCCCGCGTTTCTGAGTTCAGGAGGGTATTGGAGGCGTTTGCGTTCGCTTTCATAGGCACTCCGGCAATGGCCCGTTTGCCAAAAGAACAGCGTGTCCACCAGCTTGCGGGGCCATGTGCGGATGGCTGCCTGTTCCCACCGCCAGCATCGGCTGCTCAGTGTTTCGTCGGGCCAGCCCATGAACAGGGTGTTGAGGAATTGATCGAAGCCGATGAGGATGTGTTTTCCGTAGGTCATGCGGCTTCAACCTCTTCCGCCGTGGTCGCGGCCTCCACAGCCGCCTTGCGTTCCCCGCCGCGCTGCATCGTCCCGTTCTTGTGCCGCATGGCCCCGCCAGCATAGAGCGCGAGGAAGCTCGGCGCATCGAACGTCAGGCGCGCCAGTTCGCCGTCCGGCGTGTAGGCGTTCCACGCCACGGAGTCGGGCAGACCCGGCATCCCCGCCTGCTTCATCAGGCAGACGTTCGCCGTATCGGAAAAATTCTGCTGGTCGTCGAGCGCGTAGCTAAAGTGATAGTTCACGCCATACATGGCATAGTCGAACCCGGCGAGGATTGCTGCGGACGTTTCCGCGTCGATCTGTGCTTTTTTAGCTGATTTCAAATCGTCAAGGGAAGGCTCCTGAAAATCAGGATCAGGGGAGAAACACTCCGGGTACGCTTTTCTGTATTCCGCCAGTTCAGTATACATACCGTGAAATTCTTCATTGTCGGGGACGTGGTACGGCACATCCCCAAAAGGGGAATTTATCCATGTTATGACGAAACTCCCATCAGGGCGTACAAGCACGGATGAGAGGTCAAACTGCAATCCGGAACCTTCACTTGTGAAAACGTGTGATGTGATAGTCATATCTTTCTCCTATGTCATGCTACCCTGAAACAACAGCCAGCCTCTGGTATTCTTGCGCTGCTAGCGGCAACCGTGATTGACCTCCCACTTGAGTGGCACGCCCATGTGCCCCCGCCATCCGGCGCATAATTGGTACCCGCTGTCAGTCGACTCTCCTTGATATTCGGCGTGACTTGCGCCGAGTGTGCCGCGTAGCTCGTGCTTCCCGCAGGCCCTTGCGGTCCCCGTGGTCCTTGAGGTCCTGTTGCACCAGTAGCTCCTGTGGCTCCTCTAGGACCCTGTGCCCCTGTCGCGCCTGTATCTCCCTTGGGGCCTTGGATGCCTTGCGGTCCCTGTGAGCCTTGCGGCCCCGTCGCGCCAGTAGCTCCCTTCTGCGCGATCAGCGTCCAGTAGGTGGTGTTCGTGGGCAGGATGGATGAGGTGGAGGTATGGCTTTTCTTGCAGGCGTAGGAGCTTCCGTTATGCGTCACCACGTCAATCTGCACGGTGGTGCAGACATACGCGACGTCTGCGGCCCATGCGCCTTTCAGGTTGAGCGAAGTTCCTTTGGGGCCTGCCACCCCCTGTGGTCCAGCGGGGCCTTGCGGTCCAACAGGGCCTTGGATGCCTTGTTTGCCGATGGGTCCTTCGGGGCCTTGAACCCCCTGCGCTCCAATGAGGTTTACGGGGTCAGCCCATGAGCCGTCAGGGTTCTGGAAGGCCAGTTTGGTTCCAGCCCATTTATGTTCCGGAGCAGTCCCCTGCGGGCCTTGTGGCCCCGTTGCGCCTGTATCTCCTTTAGGTCCTTGGATGCCTTGATTTCCCTTGTCGCCTTTAGGCCCTTGGATGCCGGGAGCCCCGTCCTTGCCGTCCACGCCAGCAGGTCCCCGTTCTCCTGTCTCTCCTTTGTCGCCTTTATCGCCCTTCATTCCGGTAGCGACCCAATAGTCGGTGGCGGCATCAGGTTCCCGGTTTATGGGTACGTCCTTAATCGCTTGATAGGCGATCCCCCGATAGAGGACCCAATCCAAGGTTTCATAAGCTTGCCCCGCATCCCACTCGCCTTTATAGGTGGGGCGGACCTTGCCGATTTGCATGATGTTGCTCACGCTATAATGACCTCCAATATTCCGGTTTCCGGGTTGAGGTTGAACATGGAGCTGTCCACAGGGCCTCCGTTATACTCAAACTGCAAGTAGCCATCTGTATTGACAGAGAAGTTTCCGAATGTGAGAGGCAGCGGAGAATCCCCGATGGGGCCTTTGTCGCCAGTCGCTCCTTTAGGACCTTCGGGGCCTTGGGGACCACGCTCTCCTTGAATGCCGCGAGGCCCTTCCGGTCCCATCGGGCCTACAGGTCCGGTTTCGCCCCGAGGCCCTTGAGCGCCAGTTGCCCCTTGGATGCCTTGCGGACCTTGGGGGCCGCGCTCTCCAGTCTCCCCTTTTGGGCCTTGGATGCCTTGCGGACCCATCGGCCCCTGCTGTCCTTCCGGGCCTCGTTCGCCTTGGATGCCCTGCGGCCCCTGTATGCCGCGTGGCCCTTGCTCTCCCTGTGCGCCGGGAAGACCTTGTGGCCCTTCCTGTCCCATCGGACCTTGTGGCCCAACGGGGCCAGCGGGGACATACAAGGTCATCTTTCCGGACGTGAAATCATATTCGCCGCGACCGGGCGCGGTGGGGGACTCCTGCACGTCGATCCACATCTTGCGGAAGTAGTTGATCTCGATCTGTGTCTTGGCGAATACCTCTTCGACTTCCTTGAGGATTTTCTCAGCCTTGTCCTTTGCGGCGACGGCGGTTTCCCCGTCGAGGGCGTCGTAGGCTTCCTGTGCGATGTAGAGGAGTTGCGTCACCGCGAGGTCAAGGTCGGCCTCGGTGAGCGTGGAGCCGTCGCGGAAGTCCACGGCGGGCGTCACCTTGTCCGTGATGCGTTGGATGCGGATAGACGCCCCGTTGGGCGGGGCCGTGACGAAGCGTATGGTGCCGGATGTGTGCCATGAGTAGGCGAGGGCGTTCTGTTCCGCTTCGTCAAGGCTGACTTTGACGTCGGAGATTTTCAGGTAGGGAAAGGGGACGATATAGTCTTGGGTCGTTCCGTCGCCCGTATAGGTGACGTAACTGTAGGACATAAATGCTCCTTGTTTGAAGTTATGGCTCATGATGAAAAGGCGGCCTTCCTGTGATCATTGAGATCGGAAGGTCGCCTGTTCATCCGTATGGTGGGTGTGAGGCGGGGAGAGGGAGTTAATACGTTAGAAGCGCATCCAAGAGTTCCTGTTGGTTGTTTTCCGTCATGGTCCCGCGTTTGGAGGCGAGGCGTTGGTAGTCGGATTTCCGCACTTCATGGCGGAGGCTATCATCCTCGCTGAGCAGTTCGTCTTGCGCTTTCTGTCGGTATGCATGGATGATGCGGTTAATGGCGACGGCGCGGGGGCCGCGTTCCTTGTCGGGCGGATCTCCAATGGTGTTCCTGTCGATGTCGTATTGCTGGCTGGCGAACAATTCCCCTAGGGACTCATGCAGCGTTTTGCCGCCGATGGTCGTCGTGCCGTGCAGCTCGTTGAGCCGGGAATACTGTGCCGTGGAAAGCTCGACGCCATGTAGTTTCTTGGCGGGTGGGCCATAAATGCCTTCCGCCATCCTGTTCAGTTCATCGAGCACGGGGTCGTTGGCATTCGAGGGGATGAGGTTGTAGTTGATGGTATCTCCAGTGACCCAATTCCTCCGGGCGGGGAGGGTTGAGGACCAGCCGGGGATGGTGTTCATGGTGTAATCCATAAAGTCTCGCATCTCGCGCATGGGATCGTCGGCCTGCTGGCGCGCGAATCGGGCCGCCGACGCGAAGGGGACGAGGGTAGCCCCCATCCTGCCGAAATACTGGATGGCCTTTTCATTGGGATCATTGATGAAGTCTATAAGTTCGCTGATTCCCTGCATGTACGTCTTTGACGTGACGTTGTTCGACAGGGCGGCTACAGCCATAGAGACGGCATCATCATACTGGTCTTTGTTGAGATACTGGCCCGCAACGGCGAGGTCTGCGGCAATGCCGAGGAACATCCCTGCGGGATCGAGACGTCTGTAGGAGAGGTATTTGTCCCCGACCTTGATGCTGTAGGGCTGCCAGCCTGTGGCTTCAAGGGCTTGCCGGAGCTTGTTGTCCTTCGGAGGGGAACCTGTGATCTGCCCGCTGTGCGCCATCATGACGGCTCCGGTCCACATCAGGGCACCCATCGCCATTTTGGATTGGGCGAGGGCGGCTTGTTCCCCGCCCGCCTTGATCGCCTCCCGGTAGGTTTTGGTCATCTGCGCGACGCCGGGCGTATGGGCCACGAAGTCGCGGAACAGGTTCGTCGGCGTCTTGATGAAGGGTATGGCGATGCGGAGGACGGGGTGGGTGTTGGCAAGGTTCTGGATGCCGCCGCCAAGCGTGTTCCGTCCGAGATCCTGCGTCCATGTGGATTCCCTTGCGTACTGGATGCTGTCCTTGACGGCATCGTCCGCATAGCGGCCCCGGATGGCGGAACCGTCTTTCTTGAAAGCGAGGGCAAGCTGCTCCTCGACATAGCGGGCCAGCTCCCCGGCATCCTTGATGCCCGCTTCCCGGCCTTCCCGCAGGAGCGAGGCGGAGAGGGAAGATCGGTAGTTCAACTGCTTGAAGAACTCGTCGGTGCTCATCAGCAGCCGGGAGGGGATGCGGAGATAGGGGCCGACCAGACCCATTGCTCGGGCTATGTTCTCTTGAAGGGGGGACAGCTCGGCCCCCTTCGGGGCGTCCTTGAGCATGAGGTTGCGGATGTTCTCATAGGTCATCGCCGCCGAGTTGGTTTCCATCTTTCCGCCCATCCGGTCGAGGATGTTGTCCTCCACCTTCCACGCCTTTTTCGCCAGACGGAAGCTGTCATTCCAGTAACGAAACAGGCCGGAGAAGGTGTCGAGGGCTTCGCGCTGCACGGCGTCATCCCGCATGATGGTGCCCGCGAGGTACTTTTCGGCAGGCATGAGCAGGGTTTTCAAGCCGTTGGTCGCCGCGTTCGCGGCAAGCGTGAAGGGGCCGGACAGCATGTTGTTGATGCGGAACTCGTTGAAGACGTTGAACCATGATCCGGGTTTGACGCTGTGGGCCGCCTGCGCGACGGCTCCGAGGTTGTCCTTGTTCAGGCGTATGTCACGGGCCATCTTCTTGATTGTATCGGGGGTATAGCCTTTCTTGGCAAGTTCACTGGCGATTTGCTCCGTGGTGCCGCCTGTGGGGGAGGCATACCATTTGAACATCTTTTCGTCGCTGAATATGCCGCCCTCATTGCGCATGAAGCTCAAAAGCCGCCCGCCTTCCGTGGTCAGGTTCCGTTCGGCGAGATACAGGTTATCGAGATTTTCCTTTAGGTATACAAAGTCCTGCATCTCCTGCGGGGAGACGGCTGCCGGGTTCACCTCCATCTTTTCAGCGATCCTGTAGAGTTCACGGGAACAGAACTCCGTGCCATCCTTGAGGAGTGTCAGGGTCCGTTTCGCCTTGTTCAGAGGGATGTCGCCGGAAGCGGCGAGTTCGACCACCTTCTGGATTCTGTCCATGCCGTAATACTTGAGCCGTTCAGCGTCCTTGAGCACAGCATCGAAGGTTTCCACGCCCTGACCTTTCAGGGTTGCGGGGGAGATCTGCTCGTTGATGTCGTCAAGGATGCGGAGGCCGTTCTCATCACGGATAAGATGCGTGCGGATGTTGTAATCCTTGGACAGGCTCTCAACGACTTCCTCTCTGCTCTTGGTGGACGTGACGACATCAAGGATATGTTCCTTTATAGTGTCGGCTTTGATGGCTTCGGAAGGCTTGAGCGGGTGTTCCTCCGCTTTGGCTGGCGTGAGCGCATCGGTGTTTTGGGATTCAGGAAGCGTATGCTCAGAGGCGGGAGGCGTGGTTTCTTTTCCTCCCGCTGCGGAAGGAAGGGGAGGGCCGCTTTTACCGGCTGTCTCGGTGGCGAGAGCGTGGTGCATCTCTTTATCGCCGCGCAGTTGTTCCAGTTGGCGGGCTGTTTCGGCTACGATTTTGTCCTTGGCACTTTTGCTTGTTGCCTGCGTCAGCCTCCACCATCCATAAAGAGCGATGGCCCCCTCAAAAGCCATGCCGACGCCGAGGTCTTCAAGCCCATGTTTGAGGCGGCCCACGATTTCATTGGTCTTTTTGCTTACGGAGAGGGTTTCCGTAAGCACGTTCTGCAAGGCCGGGTATTTCTGAATCGTGTTCGAGAGCATTTCCTCGTGCCCGTCAAACGAGGTGACGGTGGAGTAGAAGCTTTTGGTGACATCTCGGGCGGCTCTGGCACCCTTGCCTGCGCCTTGCAGCACTTTTATGCCTTCAAGCAGTTTTCCCCCGGTAACGAAGCCGGACACAAACGTGGAGATGTCTTCGGCAAATTTCCCTGCCGAGGTTTGCGTCTCCCCAAAGTTGCTCATGTCCGTGAACCAGCCGCTGCCTTTGGTGGCCTTGGCGACGTCGACTTCCTCCCCGCCGTTCAGGATGGTTCCCGCAAGGTCGATGGTTTCGTTGACGGAGTTCACCGGGCCGTTGGCGATGCCCTTGATCACATCTCCGACGTAATCGAAGAAGGAAAGATCATCGTCTTTTGGGGATGTATCCGGGGAGGGGGCTGGAGCGTTTTCGGCGACGGCGGAGGGGGACATGGTGTTGGCATCCGTGGCATTGAGAGGGGCTTCGCCAAGCCCGTGCATACTGGAAAGGGCTTCTTCCCCGCCCTCCAAGCCGTTGAGGGTTACTTCAATCGTGTTGTTCATTGGTTCTGCTGGCCTCCGTCATTGGGGATGAGCACGACTGGTCTGGGTTTTACCTTGTAGCCCATCTGTTCAAAGTGCTTGGGAATATAGTCGATGGCCTGCTGTATTGTGGTGACGCCGAGGGAATCCGGTGTTGCTCCCACGGCGATGAAGAAGGTGTTCTGCCACGACAAGCCGCCCGGCGTATGGCTTTGGGCATAGGCCAGCATGTCTTGAACGCTGTGCATCCCCCTGTAGTCCTCTTCGGGAATCTGATCGGGGAAGAGGGTATTCAGGGCATTGAATGAAGATGTGTAGGCTTTTGCTTTTATGGGGTTATAAGCGGTATAGCCCCATTTGTTCTGTTCCTCGTCATAGATGGTGGGGACACGATCCTGCATCATGTTGGAAAAGGCTTTCTTATCTGCGGCATTCTCAGATGTCGCGGCTTTTTCAACCGCATAGCGTTCTTTGAGCGTGCTGATGCTTGTGGGGAGCTTTTCCGCGATGAACTGCTGCTTGTACAGGAGCATTTCGGATTGCGTGAGTGCCGCATCTTCCTTGCCTTTCTTGGCCCGTTGCTCGTTGATGAAGCTCTCGAACTCGGTAGTGATGCCGGGGAGCTGGCTCATGGCCTCGGCAATGACGCCGACGGGAGCCTTGCGTCCGGTCGAGTAGGCCATGTACATGGCTCCGGCTTCTTCCACGGAAGCTCCGGTGATGGCTGAAAGGAAGGTCTTGCCGATGTCTTGGATGGAGGAGGACAGGTTGGTGTTCTCTCCCGCCTTTTGGGACAGGGCGAGATTCTGATACACGGAGGCTTCGCTCGGCGGGATGCGGCCCGTCCGTATGCCTTCCTCCACGGCGGCCAATCCGTCCGTGCCCGTGATGATGCCGTATTTGAGCCTGCCGAGATCGATCTGGTTCTCCGGCTTGAGATAACGCCCCTGCGCGGCGGCCCGTGCGTTCCTGACAAACTCGGGATAGGTTTCATCGGTGCAGAGATGCAGCTTGTCCACGACCGTTTCCCGCGTGAGGTCGTCGTTTTGGGAACCATAGGCCGTCCCCGCTGACATGGCATTGCGGATCGCCCGTTGGCGCGCCCATTCTTCTCTGGTGTGCGACCGTGATTCGGCCTGCCAAGCCCTTTCGATTTCCTTGTCTTTGAGGGCTTCGATGCCTTTGGCGATGCCCGGCTGCGAAAGGAGGCTCACGGGTTTTCCATTGATGTTGATGGTGAGGCTTTTGGCGAGTCCTTCGGCTACGGCTGCGGAGTGGTTGCCCATCAGCACGGCCTTGCCGAGCATCCCAAGAACGCGGTCCTGCGAGTAGCCGAGCTTCTTCATTTCCTCGGCCTTGCCCATGATGACCTGAGCGGCATCCGTTACATAGCTTTGGCGTTCAGCCGGGATGTGTACGTTGTAACCGCCCGTGAGGGGGTTCATCTTTCCGGCGAGGGTGTCGGAGATGTTCTGGAACATCTGCTGTTCGAGCAGGTTGGCGTTCTGGCTTTCCATGTCCCGGTTGTGCTTGCCGAGGAGGTTGTCGAGGGAAGTGGTGGTGTAGGCCGTGTAGTGCTCGGCTATGTCGAGCTGGTCCATGTCCTTGCCTTCACCTTTGATGCCCGCCTGTTCGGTGTACTGCTTTCGGAAATCCTGTCCCCATTTGAGGATCTTTTCAGGGTCCCTTTCGTTGACCATGCCGCTGGTGACATAGGCATCCTTCAACGCGGCGTCGAAGCCGAGGGCCGAGGTTTTGAGGATTTCCTGCTTGATGTACTTTTTGACGTAAGGGTTCATGTTGAGGATACGCTCGTCTTTCTCGGACGCCTGACGCCACGCCTCCATATTCTTGGTCAGCTCGGGGTTTTCCACGGCGAACAGGGAGGCGGCGGACTTGTCCTCGGCTATACGCCTGTCCAACAGTTTCATGTGGGCGTGGGCGATGCTCGGCTCGATACTGGAAAGGTTGGCGGCAAGTTGTCGCAGTCCGGCCCCGGCGTAATGGTCATAGCCGACCTCTCCGTGGCGGGCGTAGCTGAACGAACTGAGCCCTTGGGCGTTGATGGCGGGGGTCAGGGAAGCGTTTCCGCCTATATCTTTTTTGATGGTTTTGGCTTCGCGTTCTCGTGCGGTGCTCATGATCATTTCACTCCGTCGAGTTTGTTCTTGGCGGTCCAGTAGCGGTCATAGGCCGTGGCCCCCGCCCCTCCGATGCCGAGCGCCGTTCCGAGCACGTTCATGCCCGTCGAATAGGAGGAGCCGGGGGAGATGTAATTCTGCTGCCCGTTGACCCGGTTCTGCGCCCTGTCCTTGTAGGCGTTGACGTTCAGATCGGATTTGGCGGAACTCATCTCGTAGTTTTCACGGATCATGTCTTTGCGTGTCGCCTCCTGCCGTTCGTAGTCCGCCATGAGGAAATCCAGAGCCAGCCCCGAGGCGTTGGTCGAGGCCAGCATTTCGCCTTTCTTTTGCAGGGCTTCTTTCTGGACTTCCTGCGCGTCGCGGGATGCCTTGTCCTGTTCCTGCATCTGCGCCATGCGTTCGGCGGCGGACTGCTCCACGTATTCCTGCGCAGCGGCCTTGTTGTTGAGTTCGTTGACGCGGGCGTACTCGGCGGCCTGTTCTTCCTGATACTGCGCTTGGGCCTTTGCCTGCTGGCTGGCGGACACGCCCGACGCGACGGACGAAGCCGCCCCGATCACGAAGGAGGCCACCGCCATAGTCATTGGATCAAATCCCATAGTGCGTTTATACCCTCGCGTTTCTGGTGTTGTAGAAGCCTTCCCAACTGGCGTTGACGAGCGCGAAGGGAAGGAACGAATCGCTCCCCACTTTGACCTCGACCTGCGTGTTCAGGCTGAGGATGGGGAAGTTGATCGTGCCTGTGTAGAGGGGGATCGCCCCGATGATGTTGGTGCCGTGCCCGAGTTCCCGGCCCGTGAAGGTATAGGTGCTGGTGGGCCGGAACTTCGGCGTGACGTGCATGTGGAGGAATCCCGTGTTCGAGCAGTTCAGGGTAAGCCGCCTGAGCTGGAGGCGTCCGGTGGTGACGGCGTTCCCCTTGCTGTCCCCCTCGCGTATGGCGAAAGTGGAGAAGGTGTAGGAGGACTCGTAGGGGATGCCGATGAAGAGTTTCCTGCCGTGCGCGTCCGGGCCTTCGACGGTGAGCGTCCGGGGTCCGGTCACGTCCACCCGGCGCAGCAGGTTGCCGGGGGCGTCCGGCCCGCCTGTCCGTGTGACGACCACGGGCGTGTATCCCGCCGGGATGTCGTAGGGGAGGGTGATCGCCGTCGTCTTGTTGATGGCGTCGTAGGCCCCGAGCGTGACGTCCCGTTCGGTGATCTTCCTGTCGAGGCAGTACTCGAAGGTTTCGCCTTCATCCTTGTACCCCGGCGTGATGTCCATCTTTTCCAGATAGACCCCATCGCCGTACTGCATGATGAGATAGACGCCCGTGTTGAGGATGGCGGCGGAAAGGACTTCCCCGCACATGTCCCATCGGCTCCACGCGCTCTGGATTTTTTCGCTGCCGTTCCAAAAGTATTTGTAGAGCCACAAGCTGGTCCGCATCTCTTCGGACAGGACCAGCAGCATGTCCTCGTTCGTCGAACATTCGAGGCGGCTGACGTTGCCCCGGACATAGCGCGGGACGTGGGCCGTGATGTCGGAGGCGTCGTTCTGGTCCGAGTTGTCGGGCAGGGTGATGTATTCGCGCACGCCTCCCCATTCCCCTTTGTCCGTGGCGAAGAAGACCGTCTTGCCGGAAGATACGGGGGCGGCCTTCATGGATGCCTCGAATTCGGTGACGGGCTTGATGCTGACCGTGGCGTTCGAGAGCACGGTGTCGTGTTCGAGCACGAACTGGCTCTGGTCGCTGAACAGGAGGAGCCCGCCCGAGAAGGTCACGGCATGGTGGAGGATGCTCGACTTGGTGTGCGAGGCGGCGACATCCACCACGTCGCTGTCCACGAGGGTGGTCACGGTGGTCAGGAAGAAGTTGAAGAACTCCCCGACCTCGGACATGACCACGTTCTCCCCGGAGAGGAAGGACAGGCGGTTGCGATAGAAGAACAGGCCGTTGAGGGTCCGGCCCACGAAGGATGGGAAGGGGGCCGAATCTTCGTCGCCGCAGATGCGTTCGCCCCACTCAAGGGGGCCGAAGGTGAAGGTGCCGTCGGCCTGCCGGATGAGGGCGTGGGGCAGGGTCGCCGGGTCCAGCTTGCAGGGGATGCCGGGTTTGACGGTTTCCTTCCATGTGCCTGATCCGAAGGCGTCGCCCGCGTCGGACGGCTCGAACACGCAGAAGTAGTTGTCGAAGGAGCTGCTGGCGTCCCCGATGATTTCCGTGACGAAGCCTCGCGGGGCCACGGTGGGCAGGTCGCTGAAACGCTGGACTTTCCCCTTGCAGGCCGAGGTATGGGTGTTGGAACGGGAATCCTGCACCTTGACGGTAAAGTCCCCGCCGTCGTGCCTGCGTATCCAGATGGTGGAGTTCGAGGTCTGGACGGAGAAGATGCTTTGCGGGATTTGTGCTGCGAGGGATTTGGCGATGTCCATTGAAGAGAGGGGGTCCGCCACCTGCGTGTCTTCCGTCGCGCCCGATCCTGTCGTGATGCTGTATTGCTGTCCCCTGATGACGACGCCGTATGTGGTGTAGGGGGCTATGCCGCCAGTTATTGCCCATACGTTTGCGGATGCGCCTGTGTTCGTCATATTGATGCCGCTCACCTCGCTTGCCGGGACAGTGAGCACCAAACCAAGCGGGCTTATTGTGGGCTCGGCATAATCGGAAGGTATGGCGTCATGAAGCGATCTGTAGATGCCTATCGCGTCGGGGAGTGGGGAGGCTTTCTCCGTGTCGCTCAATCCGTCGGCGGTGAGGGTGGAGTAGACGTTTCCGTTCAGCGTCAATTGGTAGGTCGTGTTGTAGGACGCCTGTTTGATGAAGACGATGGCTTCCGGCTGTCTTTTGGGCGAAAGGTCGGGGAGCGTCTTGACGGCGACGCGGCGGTTGAGGACGAAGGTGTAGTCGTTGATGGTCAGGAAACGCAGGTCCCGGTTGGGGGCGGTCGCCGCTGCGAGATAGGCGGCTCCCGTTCCCGTGACGGAGACGGTTTTGGCGTTGCCCTCAAGGTCGAAGACGTTGATGCCGCTGGCGTCCGCCGTGACGATGTATTGTTCCGTCTCGTCGCGGTTGATGTGGTGGCTGGCGATGCCGTTGGCGGCGGGGGTATCCCGGATGCGGACGAGGTGCCGGGTCGCGGGGCGGCGCTTGAGGAAGTCCGTCACGCTGGACTGGCAGTTCACCTGCTCCTCGGCCTGCGTGGGGAGGCGGACGTTCCAAGGCTGCTGGCTGACCCCGGAGATGAGGTTGGGGATGGTGGAGGAGACGAGCTTGCCCATATCAGAATCCGAGCCTCCGGGTTGTGTTGTTGCGGCGCATCACGGCATCACGGACGCGCCACGTGCCGACGGGCGGATAGGTGCCCATGAGCAGGTTGGGCCTGTCCTGCCTGCGTTCCTCGCCCATGAGCTGGACGCGGGCGCGGGCTTCGTCGGCCTGCTGGTATTGGCTGAGGACTTGCGACCCCACGACGCGCTCCTGAAAGATCCGCAGGGCCTTGAGCGTGGTGTAGCGGCGGGCGGCTTCGGGGAGCTGCTCGAAGGGCAGGAGCAGGGTGACGGTGCAGAAGATCGCCGTGCCTTGCGGGAAGGTGAAGGTGTGGTTGATCCGGTCATAGACCTGATTGCCCCGGATGGTCAGTTCCCGGTCGGACGGTTCGCGGAAGTGGACGCGGACGATGGAGGGGTGGAGCTTGATGAGGCCGTGGATATCCGGGGTGAGGGGGTAGTTGTCCTCGACGTTCCACTGGAAGCCCTCAAGCTGCACCTCGCGGGAGACTTCATTGAGGATATGGCGGGCGAGGGAGACGTCCGCCGTGACTTCGGAGAGACTGTTGACGGGAGCCTCCCCGATGCCGGACAGCATGGTGTTGACGGCTTCGAGTTCCGTGGTGGGGGTGGGGGATGTGATGGACATGAGAGGGGGACTCCCGAAAAAGGGGAGAAGGGTCGCCCCCTCTCCCCGCAGGTTGATGGTTACGCCTTGGCAGCCGTCGAGAGTTCGATGGCGAAGGACGGGTTCAGGATGCCGTGGCCCATCGCGTATTTGGCGACCATGAGCGTGGACTGGTACACGATGTTGAAGTCGTGCCCGGACTGCTGGACGGTGAGGTCCTTGAGCTTGACCGTGGCGATGGCGTTGGACTGCATACACAGGCCGAGGGTGTTGGTGAAGTCGCCGTAGTAGGTGTTCTTCTCGCCGTCGACGGCGGAGGCGATGTTCTTGTTGGGCAGGTGGTTGGACATGAGGATCTTGATGCCCGCGATCTTGTCGAGCTTGCCGTCGGAGTACGAACCCGCGCCGAGCCAGTCGCGGTTGAGCACCTTGGTGGTCTGATTGAGCAGGTAGAACTGCGCCGGGCGCAGGATGAGGCAGCGTTCCTGTTCGGGCACGTCCTTCTCGTCGAAAGTCTGGGAGCAGGAGAAAACGGCCTCGGCAAGCAGTTCGCCGTCGGTGGCGAGGGTGGCCCCGCCCTTGATGACGGAGCCGCCGGGTTCGTCGTCGATGATGCCGGAGCTGCGGGCCGCAAGCACGGCGACGCGCATGGTCGTCTCATCGAAGCGTTTGGCGAGGGCCACGCCGAGCTGCTTGGAGTATTCGCGGCGCACGTCGTAGTGGTTCATGGCGTCTTCGAGGTCGTAGATCGCCACGTCCGCGATGAGCAGGTTGTCCACGTTGATGGTGCGCTCGTTCGCGGCGATCTTGTTGCTGCCGAGGATGGCCTCGCCAGCGGTGTGGTAGCGGGCGTTGGCGCGGCCCATGACGGCGAAGGAGGCGGACTTGCCGTGCGTGATGGTGCGCATCTTGTGCCATTCCTTCATGATGTTGTGTTCGTCGAAGGCGGTGATGACTTCTCCGGTGAACACGTCGCGGAACATTTTCGCGGGATCGGAGCCGAGGTTCTGTGCGCCGGGACGGGAGAGGGTGAGGTTTTCAGCCATGAGGGGAGGAAACTCCTTGGTTGGGGTGATGGGGTGAAAAAAAGAAAGGCCCGGAACCATCGTCAGATTCCGAGGCCCATCATGCCGAACAGGATGCGTCCCACATATTCGATTTGGGACGGCGGGATGGGGACATCGGGGAAGTAGCAGGCCATGATGGGGCGACCTATGACTTCCCACGCGAGGAGCAGGCAGAGAATCCAGCCCACCCCCCCGCGCCAGCTCCGCAGGAACGGGATGCCGCCCGCCCCGGCTTCCTGCTCGTTGATGCGGGATTGCGCTTCAAGGATTTTCCCCTTGTCGGGGGCTACCTTGTCCGCGATTTTCCCGAAGATGTCCGAGATGAAGGACAGGGGGTTGAGGGGCACGTATCCTCCAAGTGTTGTGGTGAAGGTTAGAGGAAGGTTTTCACTTCCCCGGTGAGGAAAAGGTGGGCTTCGGTCAGGCGGCGTCGGGTGAGGGCGCGGAAGGGTTTCTTTTTGCCGCCTACCGTCACCTTGTCCCACCGCTTCATTTCTTTGGCGGCGGCTTCCCACTTCCCCTCGCGTATGCGTTTCAGCATGGTCGAGGAGGCGAAGTTGCCTTTGCCGAGATTCATGATCCACGAGGCGCAGGCGATGGCCCGGTGGTCAGGCTCGTCCTTAAGGTTGGGGGCGAGGCGTTCCACGTCGCGCAGGGCGTCCAACAGGTCTTCCGCAAGGTACTGGCCTCCCTGTTCGCGGGTGATTGGCGAGTGGTCCTTGTCACAGAGGTGCCCGTAGCCGATGGTCCAGTATCCGGCGGGGCAGAGGTAGGGCGTGGGGGAGAAGCCTTCCCATTCCGTCTTGATCACGTCGGTGATCGGATGGGCAAGCAGGGTGTCGAGAGAGGGGATGATGGCGCGTTCCTCCTGTTGCTGCTGTTGTGGGGAGGCGGCGAGAGAGCGCAGGGCCTCAGCCGCCAAAGACGCGGGACCGGGCCACCTTGCGCTCCACAGCGCGAGTATAAGCAGGGTCCTTACCATAGCGGGGGTCCTTCATGGCGGCGACGACCTGTTCCGTGGACTCGAACGTGTCGGACGCCGTGCGGCGGGAGGCGGTGGCCTTTCCTGTGACCAGCTCGGGGGTGGAGCCCTCCTCTTCCCGGTACTTGGCGACGAGGCCGGATACGGCGAGTTTGATGAGCGCCTTGTCCCCGGAGTTCATGACCCGGTTGTACGACTCCTTTTCGGCGTCCGTGAGGCCGCCCTTGTCCGCCCATTCGGTGATGGCCCTGTAGCCGTCCTCGCCGCCCGCAAGCCCTTTCACGTCGCTGATGAAGCCTTCGAGCAGGGCCGTGCGCCCGGCGATGTAGCTGTCCACCACGGCCTTGCCGAGCCCCGCCTGTTCGAGCTTTGCGTAGCTTTCCTCGGAGAGGCCGCCCGTGGCGTCGAACTCCTGCTCGAATTCGCTGATGTCGAGGCCCTTGCCGGAGAGTTCCTTTTCCGCGTCGTCGCGGCTGGTGGAGGCGGATTCCTTCTCCTTGTCGGTCGGGGAACCGCCTTCGGGATCGCCGTCGCTGTTCGGATCACCTCCCTCGCCGTCGCCCGGCAGTTCCCCCGAAGGCGCGGCGGTAGTCGTTGTTTTGAGCAGTTCCTGATACTTGGCCTCAAGCTCCTCCACCGTGTCGAACTCCCCGGCGTAGCGTTTGGGGGAGGCGGTTGCGGCGGGGGCGTCCGGCCCGGTTTCGGTGACGGGGACTTCAACGGTGAGGTTTTCGGATGCGTCTTCCATGTGTGGTGTTTTCCTTGTGGCGTTGAGGGTTAGTTGTCGATGCGGACGAGCCTGCCGGACGGCCCCACGGGAATGGGGGTGCCGGGGGCGGCGGAAGCGGGTGTGGCCTCGCCGGGGCTGGACAGGGTGAGGCCGGAGGCGGGGGCTCCGGGTTCTTTCTTGTTGCCGTTGGTGGTGGCGGCGGAATTGACGTTCGCCATGTGTGATCTCCTGTAGGGGAAAGGTTAGGGTTGTTGCTGCTGCATCTGCTGCTGGAGGCCCTGCTGCATCCCTTGCAGGGCTTCGGCATTCCCGGCCTGCGCCATGCCGCCGATCTGACGGAGGGCTTCGGGGCCGAGCTTTTCCATCATCATCTGGCCCTGCGCCTGCTGCTGCGCGGCCTGCCGTTCCTGCGCCAGTTCCTCTTCGTCCTTGACGAGCCCCTCCGTGGAGATGCCCATTGCGGAGGCGAGGCGGGTGACGGCGTTCTGCGGGCTGAGCAGGCCGAGGAAGGATTCGCCCATCAGCTCGGCCCCGGCTTTCAGGAACTCAAGGAGCTTCTGCTTGTCGTTGCCGCGCCCGATGGCCTCGAAGCCCGTGACGATGGAGGGCGTGACCGTGCCTTTGGGAAGTTCGGGGATGCGCTTCTGCCGGGTCATGGTCGCCATGCGCGAGGCGATGTAGGGGAGCTGGAATTCTTGGCTGATGAGGGTATAGACACCGCCGAGCCCGGTTTCGAGTTCCTGCGCGATGACGCGGATTTCCTCGGCGGTCACGCGCTCGGCATCCCTCCGCACCCCGTCCATCATGAGGAAGGCGGTCTTGAGCCGCTGTTCGAGCCGCTGGATCTGCGCGGCGACGACCTGAAAGTCGGCCCCTTTCTGGACTTGGAGGAAGGCCACGTCATCGGCGTTCCCTTCGATCATGTCGCCGTTGGCGGACTCGGCAAGGGCCTTGGGGTCGGTGACGCCGTTGGGGTTCACGAGGCCCACTACTTTGGCGGATACCGCGCTGCCTTCCACGAGCGACTGGCACAGGCTTTCGAGGCTGCCGAGGTCCCCGAGCTGGAGTTCGACGAAGCTCCGCCCGTAGTTCTCCCCGGCGATGCTGTACATGCGCACGGGCAGCCACGGGCAGGCGTCGGGCTTGTAGGAGCCTTCCGAGCCGGGGAGCTTCACCCCTCGGCACTCCTGATACACGGCCCATTTCTTCGGCCCGCGTTTCAGGTGGGTGTAGATGTTCACGTCCTTGCGGTCGTCGCCCTTGATGGAAGGCTGCCCGAGCGTGTCGGCGGCTTCCCGTATCCGTGCCGCGACGTCTTCCGGGAGCGTGTCGAGGTTGACGGTTTCCTCGGCTATGATCTCCACGGGCGTGCCCATCGGGTCGCGTTCGACCACATAGCGGGACAGCGGGAACAGGCGCAGCCCCTTCTTGGGGTCGTCATGGTAGAGGACGTTGCCCGCCACGATGAGGTGCTGGTTGCCTTCCGCGACCACCGGGCGGTCCCCGGACGCTTCGACGTCGGCAAGCACGGCCTGTTCGATGCGCGAGAGGGCCTTTTCGATCTTGGTGCGGAACTCCTTGTCCGCGTCCTCCTCTTCCCGCTCCATGACCAGATTGTTTACCCGCAGCCGGAAGCACGGCTCGTTCGGGGGGAGCATGGTCAGGAGGAGCTTGGAGGCGAGGTTCGTCACGCCGTTGGCCCCGACGCTCTGGTACAGGGAGGGGAGTTCCTGCCCCTGCGCAAGATCGTCGGGCGGGATGAGGTAGGGGATGGTCAGCTCGGCACAGCGGCGGGCGCGGTCGAGGTAGGGGGCGCGGTCCTGCGAAAGCTCGGTGTAGCGGGTTTCGGCGGGGCCTTTGGTCGGGAGGGAGCCGTTATCGGGGAATGCTGAGTCCGCTGGTGCCACCCGCGCCTCCCATGTTGCCGCCGCCGAGGTTCAGGTCGATGCGCAGGGCGGAGGTGCCCTTGCGCTTGCTGTCCGCTTGGTTCTTGCGTTTGTTGCCTTCGTTGATGACCGGGGCCTCCGCCGTCTCCTCCGGCGGGGGAGGGGTTGCCGCGACGGTGGGGGCCGGGGCTTCAACGACTTTGGGTTTGCTTGGTTTGTCGAATATGCCTCCCAAGGGATGCCTCCTTTATGGTTGGGGTTTGGGGTTGTCGAGTTTCATGAGCATCCCGTCCCGGTAGCGGATCGTTCCCGTCTTCCTGTCGAGCACGCCGCAGGCTCCGGGGATGGTGCCGAGCCGCGTGAAGCCGAGGTCCAGCCCGAACTTCCACGAATGGCGGAAGGCGGCGGGCGTCAGGGCCATGAGGCAGGACAGGGTGCCGTTCTCGAAGATGAGGCCCATGAAGGCCCGCCCGATCTCAAGGTGCCGCGCGAAGCCCTCGCCCTTGAAGAAGGTGAAGTGCAGGTAGGCCGTGCGTCCGAGGAAGCGGTCGAGCAGGGCCAGCGCGAGGGGTTCCCCCGTGGTGTGGGAGAACCCCGCGTAGGCCCATACGGACTCGGCGGTCACGATGTCGTGGAACCGGGCAAGGCTGTTGACCCCGCCGTCGTAAAACAGGAAACGGTCGAGGCCCTGTTCCCTGATGCGGTGCCAGAGGAAGGCGAGGTGCGCGTCGGTGAGCGTGGGGGGATGGGACGGGACGTTATGAAAGGCGCGGCATAAGGCCGAGATGGGGGTTCCGTGTGCGTTCACGTTCCTGCCTTTCCAAGACGGTGATCAGGTTGCGGACGAGTTCCCGCTTGCCCGCGTACATCCAGATTTCGCGCTCGGGCTGTTTCAGGCCGGGGCAGCGTTCGGGGACAAGGGCGTCGAGCCCTTCCACGAGTTCCCGCGTGAGACCGGGAAGACGTCCGAGAGAAGGGGCTTCATCTTCATGAGCGAGGGATGTTTGCTGCTGGTGGTTTCGGGATGGGGGCATGGTTCGGTGATCCTGTGGAGTTGCTGGTTGCTGGAAGCGAGGACGAGGGGGCGGGGTTCGCCGTCGTGCCCGTCGTAGGCCACGCCGATGGAGGGCAGATCCTCGCGGTAGTCCCCGGTCTTGATCCAGTCGAATTCGTAGCGGAGGCGCAGCGGGATGCCGTCGAGCCCGTGCCCCGTCCACAGCCACAGCTCCATGCCGGGCTTCATGGCCTTGCGGAGATCCCGGATGAATTCGTGGGCCTCGTGCGGGGCTTGATCCATGAGGTCGCCGCCGAGCAGCCACACGCGGGAGAAGGTCCCGGTGGCGAACTTGTAGCGGCTCTCGTTCATCCACAGCCGGGCGGACTTGCCCTTGCCGAACGCCTGCGCCTCGGGGTTGTGGCAGCCGGGGCAGCCGCGCCTGCATCCCGAGACGTAGATTTCCAGCGCGTCATGGGCGGGGTTCAGTTGTGAGCCGATGATGGTCAACATGGGCTTTCATCCTTCTTTCCAGATGGTCAGGTAGGGTTTCATCCAAGGCGTCGCTTATCTTTTCACGGAGCACCCGCAAGGTTGTGACGATGACGTAGAGCGTCACGAAGCAGAAGCCGAGCGCGAAGATGTTACCGATGCAGACGAGACAGAAAAAGATCATCATGAATGTTTCCATACTATTCAATCCCCCCCTTCTCTTCATCGGAAAAGAAGCGCCATACGTTGCCAATGGTAATCCACATCAAGAGGCAAATGAGAAAACCTCCTAAAGTGGACGACATGATTTTGAGATCAGTGGTAAGGAACAGCAACAGCCAGAATCCAAAGGCGGAAAAGAAAAGGCGCTCAAAGAATTTGATAATAGGAAGATAGCTTCTCATACGAATTTCCTTTCCGGCCAGTCGTGTTCGCGCCGGGTCTTGTTCCAGTGTTTGGTGTTGGTGAGGAAGCCTACGACGCGGGTGAACGTGTCGATGACGGGCGCGCCGCAGGTGGGGCAGGCGTCATTCCGGCCCACGGTCATGTGGCCCTGCGCGCAGCGGTTGATCTGGTGGTTCACGGCGAAGTACACGGCCCCGCTTGCCGCCGCGTGGTGGATGAGGGCTTCCATCACAGCCGGGTCCGTGATCTCCGTGGCGACGTTCAGGTGGCAGATGGCCCCGCCCGTGCAGTGCCCGTCGAGCCTGCCCTGTACCCGGATGCGGTCGAGGAGGTCGGCCCCTTCTTCCCACAACGGGAGGAACTGGTTGGAGTAGAGCGGGATGCCCTCGGGGTTGAGGCCGAGGAGCGCGTCCTTTTTCGCCAGCTTCACGGCGGAGGATTCGGCGGGCACCTGTTCCATGTTGTGCGGCGTACCGAGGAGCTTGGAGAGCTTGGCGTTCGTCTCGTTGATCACGGTGAGCGCGTCTTCGGCGGCTTGCAGGCCCTCTTCGGTCAGCATGTCGAAGCCGAGGATGGACAGGGCCTCATGGAGCCCCGTGAAGCCGCAGGTGGAATACTGGCGGGAAAGGTCCATGAACCCGAGCGAATACAGCGGGAGGGAGCCGCGTTCGATGCGGTCCCTGATGAACATGCGCTTGGCGTGGTTGATGCGCGAGGCCGTCCCCGTGGACTGGCGCAGCAGGCCGAGGAAGGCGGGGAAACCGCCGCCCTCCGATGTCCGGGCCAGCCGGGGGAGGTTCAGGGTGACGACGCCGAGGCTGCCGATCTTGGTGGAACCCGCCCCGAAGGTGTTGCTGTAGCCGAGATCCGAAATGGAGGAGCGCAGGCGGCAGCACGAGGACAGGGTGGAGGATTCCCCGCAGTAGATGTTGATGAAGCCGTATTTGAGGTTGTGGCGGGCGATCTTCTTGAGGAAGGCTTTGTCCTGAATGGTGCGCCCGCCGCCGTCGGAACCCTGTGCGGCGCTGAAACAGGCCGTCACCACCGGGAAGGTGATGGGGGTGCGGGCCAGCGTCTCGTTGTAGGCGTCGAGGAAGAGGTCCTGTACCTTCTCCACGGTTTCGATGTCCGGGGCCGTACCGCCGATGAGGTAGGCGGGCACGAGCTGTCCGAGGAAATGGCGGTCATACACGCTGACGTTGGTGAAGGGGGACTGGTTGCCCCGAAACTCCCAGTTCAGGGTGTAGATGAGGGAGGTCAGGGACTCCTTCACGTAGGTCCAGACGCGGGGGGCTTTTCCGATTTTGATGTGGTGGTCATAGCCCGTGGTCAGGATGTCGTCCACATAGCGGCTGACCACGATGAGCAGGTCCGCAAGCCCCGTGGCCCCGAGGGTGGAGTTCGCCGCGTAGACCGTGAACTGCTCCACCTGCCGCAGGAAGGCGTTGAGGGATTTGGGCGGATCGATGTTCAGCCGTCCGCCCATGTTCAGCCCTTCCAGCGCGATGTCGTAGGTGGAGTAGTTGAAGCAGTACGGACGCCCGATGTCCCACACATCGTTGATATAGAGGGTGCCGTTGATTTCGTATTCTATGGCTTGGTCGGCATCGTCCCGCCCGTACAGCTCCTTCATGGTTTTCCACAGGTTGTACAGGCTGTTCAGCTTCATGAGGGACTTGGGCACCTCATAGTTGAAGGTGATCACGTCCCGGCCCGACACGTTGGCGTTGGGGTCGATGGAGTGGTCCGCCGTGGCGGAGCCCTTCCTGTCTGAGGTCTTGAAGTAGTCCCGGCTCACCGCGTTGATGTCGAGCTGGTCCGGGTGGATGCCTTCGAGACGGAAAAGCTCCGCCGGGTATGCCGAACGGAGCCTTTCGAGGAGGGAGCAGAAGCCCTCGTCGTAGGATTGGGGCAGGCGGATCATGCTTCGTCGGCCCCCGTTTCGCCGTCGGGGATGATCGTGATGATCTTCCCCCGGAACAGGGCGGCGATGTCGCGCCAGTCCGTGCCGAGGCTGTCCGCCATGCGGTCGATGACCTCCAGCGGGAAGTTGGGGTTCTGCGCGGCGCGGCGTTTTTTGCAGTCTTCGGCGGGGACGGAGAAGCGGAGCAGCTTCATCTCATAGCCCATCTCGTCGGCAAGGCGTCGCCAGCGTTTGAGGTGGTCGGCGCGGACATGGCATTCGTCCACGACCACATCCAGACCCCGGTACATCTGGGCACGGACGGTGAGGTAGACCTGCGCGTGGATATGCGGCTCGATGGGGCCGTAAAAGCTGTGCCCGTAGGCGAGGCGCAGGTTGTCGGGGCAGACGACCTGTACGCCTTTGGGGGCGAGGTGGGCGTTGACGTAGGTGGTCTTGCCGGAACCCGGCAGGCCGCAGGTAAGGTAGAGTGTCTTCATGGCGGGTGTATCCTTTTCTATAATGTAGGGAACGGGGAATCAGGCGAGGGTGACGGGGACGTGCCTCACGATGTCGGAGAGGTCGGGGGCGTGGTAGCCCGGCCCTTTGAGGACCTTGCCGTCTTCGCGTTTGACGGGCTTTCCGTCCGGGCCGAGCTTCGACATGTTCGAGGCGTGGACGCGGCGGAAGGCTTCGTTGACGTCGATGCCGATCTTGGCGGCAGTCCAGTAGCAGACGTAGAGGAGATCAGTAAGCTCCTTGATGAAAGCTTCGCGGGTGTCCGGTTCATCGCTCCAGCTGAGGGCGAGCAGAGCATCTCCCAACTCTCGTGCCTCCTCGGTGATGAGGTTCACGCCAAGGATGCTGCCTTCGAGGTCTTCCCAACCTTGGCTGACGGGCTGTTCCATCGCCGTCATGAACTCGGCAAGCATGGCGAGATGATCGTTATCGTGTTGCCGCTGCATTCCGGCCTTCCTCCGTTTGCGTTCTGTTGATGAGTTCGTCGAGGTAGCGGCGGGCCTTCATGAGGTCTTCCGCGCCGTTCTTGCCGTCATAACGGCAGACGTATTTGATGATGTTCCCTTGCAGGAAATCCAGATGGTTCATGGTGATGAAGGCCAACGGCTCGATGCGGAACCGGGTGTAGTAGGGCGGTCTTATCTGGTCTTGCAGGTACTGGGCGGCGTCCATAGTTTCACTTCCTTTGTGTTGAAGTCCCAATCTTCGGCCCGCAGGATATGGGCCAGCCTTGCCTGTGTGAGGGCTTCCGCTTCCCCGAAGCCAACCTTTTCAAAGGCACTGACCACTACGGGCCAGAGGTGTCCGTAATCGCGGGGGATGCCGTCGAACAGCTTCTTCGCGGTCATGGGGCCGATCTTCGGGCAGCCGGGGTAGCCGTCGGCGGCATCTCCGATGAGGGTTTGCGTCATGTGCCAGAGGTCGGCGTCTTCCCGGCTGATGGGCTGGATGCCGAGGTCGGGCTTGCCCATGTCGTAAAAGAAGCCGGGGATGCTTTTCATGTCCTTGTCCACGCTGACGATGACCTTCTGCCGCCCGCGCATGAACGAGGGGAGCGTAGCGAGGATGCCGAGGCAATCGTCGGCTTCGAGGCCGGGCTTGATGTAGACGGGGGCGTCCGGATTGTCGCCGCGCATCAGGCCCTCGCGCAGGAACTTGAGGGCCACGGGGCGTGACTTGCCGTCGCGGTTGGCCTTGTAGCCGGGGAACAGCCTGCGCCGGAAGCCGCCGTTGTGGTCGTCGGAGAAGCACAGGGCGTAGTCGCTGGTGCCGAGCTGGTCGAGGATGGCGTAAAGCTGTCCGAAGAAGGCGGCTTGGGCGTCCGCGAGGGAGCACAGCGGGAAGCAGGAATCTTCCTCGAAGCAGATCACCTTCTCAGCCCCGGCTGCGGCTCGGTAGGCCAGCACGTCGGCGTCGATGAGGAGGTACGGGGCGTTATGCGCTGGCTGTTTCATGAGAGATCCCCGCCGCTTTCCGCAGCAGTTCGGGACGCTGCACGCCCCACAGCACGGATTCGATGAAGGTTTTCCATTCGGGGAGCTTGTGCCCCGTGCGTTGGACAATGATGTTGGCGAGAACCGCGTAGTTCGCCTGCACGATGCGCCGCTGGAGGAAGGATTGCGGAAGGCAGCGGTTCAGGGTTTCAAAGCCATCCTGTTTGTCAACCACATTGAGACTCCTCACTAAATCAGGGAACAGCCCGCCCTCGAACATCTCCGGGGTGAGCGATTTCTTCATGAGCGTGTGCATGGTGGATTCCGACTGCGCGACCGTGCCGATCTTGTAGGTGTCGAACTGCTTCCACCAGTATAGCGGGGCCGTGATGTCGAGAGTGACAACGATCATACGCAGGAACTTGTCGTGCCCCTTGCCGAGGCCAGCGAGTTTCAAGGCGCGTTCCTTGAGGCTGGCATCGTCGCGTATGTCCCACAGGGAGGTGATGCCGGAGGTCTTCCCGTGGCTGAGGCCCATGCCGAGCAGGGCTTCATGGAAGCCGTATTCACTGAGGATTGTTGTTTTCATCATTCGTTTCCTTTTGCTGTGAGGGCGACGGCGGCGGCCTGAAAATCACCACCGCCGACGGGAAGGGCGCGGGGTGCTCGGCCCCGACGAACCGGAGCCTGCCCCGGACGAAGCGGACTTCCGCGCCGCCCGCGATCACCGTGTCGTGCCACCATGCCGTATCGGTGCGTGACGGCACGAGGCAGACGACCGTGGCCCCGCGCCGGGAAGCGTCGAGGGCCTTCGTCATCCATGCTTTGATGGCCTTGCCGTAGGGCGGGTTCATCCAGCAGGTGTGCTTTCCCCAATCCCGCGCCAGCCCGTCGTCTTCCTTGGTGAAGTAGGCGGGGCACTTGGCGTTGTGGGGGAAGGCGCACACGTCCAGATCAAAATGGAACTCCCCGTCGAGCCGTTCAAAGAACTCGCGGGGAGTTTCCCAATCTTCCTTGGCGGAAGAGAAGAGGGCGGGGTTCATGAGGGTTACGCAAAGCGGCTGAGGTCGAGGGCCACCGCGCCGTTTTCCTCCGGTTCCCACAGCACGGGTTCGCGCTGCTTTTCGGGGCGCGGCATGTCTTCGGGAAGGTTCTGCGCCGAGACGAACACGTAGCCCGCGCCGGGAAAGCCCACGCGCTTGCGTACCATGCGCAGGTGTTCCTTCTGTTAGATCGGAAGAGCGTCGTGTAGGGAAAGAGTGTAGATCTCGGTGGTCG